GTATAAATAGAGTAACTTATAATAAATTCATAATTTATAAGATGCCAGTTAGCGAAAAAGTGTTAAATGTATTTAAATGTTATTTATGATATAAAATTAACTATCTTAAATACAGGTAGTTAATTTTTATTTTACATTTATTTTAAATAAACAGTTGTATATTTAAAAAAAGTATGTATATTTGTAGAACAGAAACAAACAATAACTAAAAAGCCTCAAATTTGAAGTCATAAGACATATTCGAAATTTAGATATCCGTTATACATTTCTATTATATCTCTTATTTGTTGTTCGTTCATAAATAACATTTAAACACATTTAATACTTTTTCACTAACTGGCATCTTATAAATAATAAACTTATTATAAGTAACTCGATTGATACTTTCTAAAACCTTCTCCCTTAATGGTGACTTTGACTTCAACCCTACTATTATTCTTTGTTGAAATTCAAGTGCGACGAAACTATTTCTAATCTCGTCACACTTTTGTTGATCTACTAATAATTTCAAAATGGTGGTTCTTCTAAGATTGTGTTTTCAATCTGAACTTCATTTGTCACTGGCTCAATTCTCCAAGCATCCAAAGAAACAAAGTTACTTACTATTTGAGTTGTTGGGTTTGTCCAATCACGACCGTTTAAATTACAACTTACATTCACTTCGTCGTTAACTTTGAATTTGTCCAATAAAGCACATTTATCTTTCGTTACCTGAACTTTAAACGTATTCGGATAAGTTTCATTTGTTACCACTTTAAATTCTCTTTTTGAGAAATTGTCACTTACTACTATCGTTTCGTTGATGCCAACAATTCGACCTTTAATTTCAATATTCATACCTATTATTTATTATTTGATTACTATTTAAATACTCGCTTGTTGTTCCGTTTGTGTCTATGTATAACGAACTTTCTCGCTCGTTTACATTGTATGTTTTAGTTTCTTTTTGTAATCGGAACTGCAAAACTAGTACAATTCCGACACAAGGCAATATCAATACCTTAAACATTTTTAACCATTATAGATGACTTGCTAAATGTTATGATTGGTCTTTGCAATACTTCGCCCGTGCTTTCATCTAAGCTAGATACTTTCGATAATGCAACTTGCTTATATTTGTCCTCAATTTCTTTCAAATTATCCTTTGCGATTTTCCACTCTTCAATATCTGAATAGTCAATTAACCTACGTCCTTCAACTTTTGTAATCATTTTAGATCCATATTTGAAACTTTTTTCAGTTCTGTTTTCAGCTTCTTCAATTGCTAATTCTTGCACATCTCTATTAACTTTATCCGCTATATCTTTTACTTCCTTAGATATAGTGTATAGGCTCAAAGCGTCTAATTCTCCATTTCTTACAGCTTGTATCATCATTTCAAAATGATCTTGTAAAGTAATTACCGTAGCTTCGGTAACCACACTTAAATGGAATGGATTTTCCGTTGGTGTATTTTCCCAGTGCATTTGATCTTGTTTGTCTATGTCGTTTAAATTTTCCATTTTACTTTGATTTATTTATTTATATTAATTTATATTGATTTTCTAAACTTTTTTTTCATCTTTTATAGGTTGCAACATTATCAAATCTTTTTCTAATAGTATAGTTTCTTTAATTTCATACTGTATATCGTCTTTAGCTATAAATGTAATTTGTATTTTTCCACTAATATCAATCCCAAAAGGATTTGAATTTATATAACAATCTCCATATTGGTCGAATAAATATTGATGTGTACATTCTCTTTTATTTATTTTATCGTAAAGTATTTTTCTCATTTTATTTTGATTTTATTAATTACCACCCACATCTATATGCGTTTATTCTAATTTTTCTTTCCTCATAACTTTCAGATTTAGCAACTGTTTCCATATATACTTTAAATCGTTCTGAATAATTGCAATCTTTTGAAGATTTACCATTTGTATATTTTTTATTTTCAACTTTTAATTTTTCTATTTTTTCCATTTTATTTGCTTTTTTCGATTAATACTTTCTCTATTTCACTACTTACGTTGTACTTTGCTTTGATTTGTTCAATTGTACCTTTGCCTTCTTTTAAAGCATCTACGCAACGAATAAAGTTAGTAGAACCAACTTGTAATATTTCTTTAACTATTGGCTGTGGTATGCTTGCTTTATGTCCATCGTCATCATCTGCCATCAAAGATAAAATTGCCGAGATTTGGTAACGACGGTAATAAGTTATTTGAGATCCGAGAGCTTGGGCAGTTAAATTAGGAGATAAATCAATCCAACTTTCTACCATTTCAAATGTATCTATATCTATTATTTGCGTGTAAACTTTGCCATCTTTAATAGGTTGTAACATAATTAAACCTTTCTCTAGTAGTATTGGCTCAACTGCATCAATTAATGCATTTAAATCAGCATAAGTGTTTTTGAAATGTGGATTTTTTGCGTTCTTCTTAACAACTCCAATTTCTTTCTTAGCTTCGTGTAATTTCTTGTAAATTTTCATAATTGATCTCCTGTTAAAAGTTTAATGTAATCTATTTTGTCAAATAATAAATTGTAAATATCAATTTCACTATCTTCTAATTTAATAGTCTCAATTTCAAAGTTGCCATTTAAATTTAAATATTCTTCTTCAAATGTTGGAGCTGTAAATTCTATCTCAACTCTCAATTTCAATTCTTGGTACTCAATTTCTACTATCATAATGATTTTTCTATTTCGTTTCTAACTTCTTCCCAATAAGCTCGGTGTGTACTATTGTCCTGTAAATTACTAGAGTTATAATCCTGCAATGTTCCAGTATCTAATATCTCATCTACACATATTAATGCACATTTAACACCTCTTCTATAACCTTCTGCTGTGTTATCCATTGATAAATTAGAAATCAATTCTAATGCTTTTTCTTTCGTTTTCATAATTAATTCGTTTTAGTTTCTACAAATCTACATATTTAGTTTTAATTATACAACTGTTTATTTAATTTATTTTAATAAAAAAAAGTGAGATATTTTTAAGTACCTCACTTCTAAACTATTAACTAAAACTAAAATTATTATGAATTATAAAGATAGTTAAATTATTGGATATTTCATTCCGTTATTAACCATTATTTCTTTTTTCGCTAATGTTTGCCACGTATGACCAAATGTTTTCTCAAAGTGTGGTGCATCTTTAAAGCTTTTCCAATCACCACCCCATACCCAACCTTTGGCTTTAAAGAACTTAACCACGTTCATCCAGTGTTCATCTATATCAAAAGATGCCGTTTCAAAAGTTCCATTATTATCTTTGTCTTTAAGTATAACAATGTCGAATGCCAAACCGTAATTATGTATAGATTGACCGCCCCTAGCATTGGTTACTTTAGGTCTTTGAGCAAATAGCTTATTTTGTTCTTCAACCGATCTGTAAACGTACGCAAAACGCAACCTTATACCTTTTGGTAGTAGATTATTGCATTCAATATAATCTTTCTCTAGCTCATCTCGTAATTTTGGATGAGCCGTTTTGATTCTGTTTATTGTTATTAAATCCATTATATCTTAGTTAATTTAGCAATTGCCGTTGCCGTTGCTCCAACAGTCATTAATATAGTACCAGCCACAACAGTAGCGGGTAAAGTAATCAATCCACTACCAACTATTCCTAATATTATGCCGAAGTTAATGACCTTTTTAAAAAACATCGGCGTGTCTGCGTTCCATCTCTTTTTTATCTCTCTCATAACATTAATGTATTACCTATCTCGTTTGCAATTCCTTTAAATTCTTGTTTGTTTATTTCTATATCATTTGCTTTTTTCACAAAATCAATTCCAATGTACGCAACAAATTTACCATTTTTAAAATAAGGAGTTATGTAAATTGATTTAATACCTTGACTTTTTAAATTTATCTTTGTCGCTTCTTCTTTTATTTCATCAATATTATTGTAGTTCATACGATCCAAAAGAACATCTTGAAGAAATACAGGATATAAAGATACTGCTAAATTTTGCAAATATTGTGCCTCCCTGCTTATACCGTTTGAACATACTTCAAATGTCATACTTTGGTGGTTTCTATGACTACCATCATAATATTTAATAGTATTGTGAAATTGAAAAATATAACCCCTATCAGCTTTGTATTTCAACATCAAATTATTTAACATTTGCTGAATCAATACATTATTGTTTATGTCTTCTTTAACAGGATCTTTGTCAATTTCTTTTTTAACAACTTCGCTAATTAAAGGTTGGTAAGAATAAAGCACTAACCCAACGAATAGAAGGATTAATGCTATACTTTTCATTTTTCTTAATTCTGCTAGTATTGATTTTATGTTGTTCATTACATTAAAGGATTTTCACTTATTTTTGGCTCGTAAACTGAACTAATTAAATCTTTAATGAACACTAATTCTGTAGGGCATTCATCTAAGTACCATAAACCTAGAATAAAAAAGTATTCATTTTCAGATATAAAATATACGTCGTTTGCGTCTAAAATTGGTCTAAAAACTATATCGAAATTAGTTACATTAACTAATATATCTTTCTGAATTTCTGTTATTAAATATATCATAATGGGTATTGTTTACCGTTGCCTGCGTTATATAATTCTGTTACCTCTGTTGCTGTTAACACTTTACTCCAAATACCTATCTCGTCTACAATAGCATTTAACCACGCAATTGAAGAAACGGTAACCCCTAAACCAACACCTAAGGCGTTATAAGATGACAGTGTAAAAGTATTTGTAATCGTCGTCAATGTCTTAGGTGTCCCATTAAAATAGATCTTTACTCCAGAAGCATTTTTTGAGCCATCATAAGTAATATTCACCAAGTTCCAACCACTAGCCAAACTGTCAACTGTCTTAACGTACAACCGATTAGAGCTAGAATTTTGGATAAGAAACTCTATTTTAGAAGATAATATATAACACATATAACCAGCTCCAGCAAATGAAGCATCTAGATTTCTAAACAAAGCACCATTCGTTTGAGATGTGTTGATCCAAAACGAGTATGAAAATGGCGTTGATCCGTTAAAATCTAAGTTAGAGCCAAATGTTAGGTAATCGTTTACACCATCTAGGCTAAAACCGTTGTTAATCTTTCCGGTCGCATAAGTCACGCCATTAAAGAGTGTGGCATTTGCAACCCCTTTAGAATCATTTGGAGTGTTATCGCCTGTATAGTAAGATAGTAAGCTATCCCACAAAGGATTTGGAGGTAAAACACCTTCGATTAAACTTCTGTAATATCTACTCATTTTATGAAGGCTTAGTTATCCAATATTCAACTCTTGTAGAGCTTACCCACTCGGCAAAAATTACATTTAATGTAGATGTCGTATATGTAGCCGTTCCCATTTTTACCCAACCAGCAGGGAATGTCGGTGCTACCGTATGATTGTGATAAATCTTTTGAACTACACCAATTTTTGCACTCGTTAAACTATCGGTAATATTTGAACTTGAAGGACTAGCTACACTATTATAAACTTGAGGAACTATAAAAGATATAACCGCTCCTGTTGTTGCAGTTGTATATGGTTGATATGTGCTTAAGTCAATAGTTTGCAAGACCCAAACTGCCGTAGCCGTTGTTACATCCGTACATACATATAAATCTCCATTATCTAATATCCATCTTGACCCAACAATAAAACCTTTTGTATTGTCATCTGTAGCACTTGGTGTAGTTGTGAAATTGTGGCTTACTTCTCTTATTGTAGTTCCACCATCACCCATAACATATAGTCTACCAGCTTCCCACTTTAACTCATATCCAACTGAGCAAATTTGAGCAATACCTTTTGCACCACCATATCCAGCGTCAATTGTTCCCTTTCTTAAAGTCGAAGTATTATCAAATAAAACACCAACTGCACCAGTAAATGCAATATTATCAGTTGTTGTATTACCAACCGTTGTAACATCTTGTAAATCCTGAGCTACTAAGCCACCAATAAACGTATCTACTAAGTCAGGCACAACAGCCGTTAAATAAGTGTCAACCGCTTGCGTTGTTGGATATAAAGTATCATTTATAGTTGTAAAATCAGTTACTTTATTATCAACATCTTCAGCATTTAATGATTCCAATGTTTGATCACCAGTATTTATTCCACTTGTATTGTCAATTTTTACTTTGTCTTCTGCATTAAGTAAACCAGCTTCTATAGTTGTTGCTTGCGGAATAGTTACATCTGTACCCGTAGAAGATTCAATCTTAAAACTTGTACCCGTTTTTGTGCTTAACGATAAATTAGTAGTAGATGTTAACCCAGCATCAATAAAGCCTCTAATTTCAGCAACCGTAGTTTCATTTATACCACCATAATCAAGGTATGTATCTTTGTTTTTTTCGTGTGCTAAAACCGTTGGGAAAACATCGTTCCATTCAGCACTACCATCAATTGGAGTTACACCCGTAGAAACATCAGTTGCTATCCATAAACGACCATCATACGTTGCAAATTCATCAACTAAATAGCTTCTATCTACATCGTACATTAATGTTGGGTCATTCGCCTGACTTAATGAAAGAAAATCGTTGTAAATGTTTATGAAATTACCATCAATTTCGGCATTTGTTAATGTATTATCTTTATTAATTAACGGTAGATTGTCCGTTTCTCTTAAAATTAAATTATCTGTATTCATAGTTAAGAACCTATATTTCGGATTTTTATTCCATTAGTAAATTTAGCATTATTTTCGCACTTAAATAGCGGATATTGTGACTTATTACGTTCTAAGAATTTAATTATATTTTCTTCACAAAATGTAGCACCTGAACGAGCTTGTGTAGATAGTCGCATTATTGTTTTTTCATCAACCTTTTCGCTATATTGATTTGTCTTAGCGACCATTCCCGTAGCGGTTGAAATTACACCACTATTCACTACATATCTAGCATAGGTAGAATAAACTAAAAATTGTTTTATTCCATCTAAATAGTATTTCTCATTTTGGTATGTATATTCCCCACCGTTAAAAAGTAAACTATATTTAGTTAGTGAAGGTAAAGCTATGAAATCAGCTATTAAATCAAGATAAAAAGTATCACCCAATAATTCCCTTAGATCAAAGTTTTGAGCCTCTAAAATGTAAGGGTTAAGTTGTTTACTTTCATTAATATTTAACGAAATAGACTTAACCGCTTGGATATTTGCTAGTGTTATTAATTTTGTTGTTATCATTGTCCTAACATTTGTTTAACTTGTTCATCGCTTAAGCCAAAAAGAACTTTTAATGTACCTTTTTTCTGTTCTAAATTCAATAATGGGTCTGAAAGTATAGATGTCAAAGCCTGTGTTCCACCAACTCCCAAAGTAACTGCTAACAAAGTAGTGTCAGCCTTTAAATCAGTTGCTTCTTCATCTCCATTTGCCACCCTAATTTCATTCTTAGTGTAGTAAGATAGGTATTCAGGTGCAATTGATTTTGAATATTTCAATGGCAATAACGAATAATCTTTTGATGGGCAAATATCGTAATAAAAATTAGTGAATATTTCAGTTAATATTTCTTCAATAACCAATCTATCATCACTTGTCACACCGTTATAATAGTCGAATGCATCACTTATTTCCTTTGATGTTCCTAAAGAGCCTTGAACTCTTAATAAAAGAACTGGCGGAATTAAGAACATTTTTATAATCGAATCTCGTGAACTATTTTCGGTATATTCGTATAAGCCATCGTAATTTTGAATCTCAATCTTTTTTAATTCAATTGGACTTTCGTTATTTGCTTTTTCAACAACTAATAAACGGCCAGCACCTTCACCGCCTTGAAAGTCACGTAAATTTTGGTCGAATAGTTCAGAATCTTCATCACTTTCACTTTCGCCAACTATCAATAAATGACTAGCCAAAAAGTTATCCGTAGCAGTAGAATGCTTGAATTTCTTTAATTGTGCTTCCGTTAGCATATCTTCCAAAACTGCATCAAATGGAGTTAATGGATATTCGTTAATCGGCGAATAATAAACTTGACCTTTATAATTTTCCCAACCTCCGGCTTCTTCAACCTCTTGCTCTACATTTGCAGGATTGTAAGCATTAATATAAATGATGTCAGTCTTATCGAATTTCTTATGCTTAGTCATGCCCCAGTCATCGTAAACCTCAATCATTCCATACCTTGCATCACCTTCAGGAACTAAACGACAAAATTCAAAAGGTATTAAACTAACCTCTCTTTTTTGATATAAGCCATTATAATTAACGTGAATAGCTACACCGCCAAATTTACCGTAATCTTTAATAAGTTTTCTAGTAAATTTATCCGCAGTTTCGCCACTTGAATTTACTTTATTTTTATAGAATGTAGTATCCTTAAGACCACCACCGAACACAAATTTCTCGTTTAATTTTAAACAAGTTTTTGCAGTTCCTGAATCGTTAACAATATCAATTACTCGTTGAGGGTATTTGTTGTCAAAGTCATATTTCTTAACGAAAAATCCAACATTATCAACAACATCTATCCTTTGAGTAACTTTTTGAGCTGTGCTTTTTACCTTAGCCATTATTTTCTTTTTGCTCTAGTTCTTTTAACCGCTTGTATCACTTCTTTTATTTCTTCAGCTAGTTCTTTAATATCTTCTTTAATGCCAACTAGTTTTTGCCAATTCTCAGGAACTTTCTCAAAGAATTTAATCAATGTAGGATTATGTTTTAATGCTGAAATACATTGTTTATCTGTTGAATGTTCAGTAATTGTATCTGCTCCGAACGACATAACCACACTACCTTTTTTTACGTGAAATTGTTTTTCCATTTTTTCTTTTATTTTGTTTACTATATTAGGTCTTTTTAATGCAAAAAATAAGTCTTCTATACATTCACACTTTTGAGCCTTATTTAGACTAATTCCAAATAAGTCAATATTTAATTTATTCGCTTCCTGCCACTCATCAGAAAGGTGGTTACCTCTCCAATCTTGCTTAGTCTTTTCGTAGCTTAATACTTTGTTAATTCTGTTTTCCATATTTAAAAAA